CTGCAAAGCATGGCCACTTTCGCGGAAAAAACTCAATCGTGAAGTGCAATGATTTTTTCATTTCATTCCCTTTCCAATCTCTGCCGCCTTCGCGGCAAGTTCTAGCATTTTTCTGTCAGTCATTTATTTCCCCTTGCTTTCAACATAGCATCGGCAACGATGTAGCAGTCTTCAGCAATAATTTCTGAAAGTGTCGGGTTTTTATATGTGTTGCCTGATGTTCTTGCTTCTTCCAATCTATTAGTAATGACTGCTGACATAGCTTTCGCTGCAAAATAGTCGCGCAGGGTCATGCCGTGTGAGTCTTCAACGTAAAGTTTCATGTGTTTTTCTCCTTTAGTTTCCCCTGCACCTCGCCAATCAAAGCAGCATACTCTAAATTGTAGCGACTCATGATTATGATTTCCTCCTCCGTCAGCCCTTGCCATTCGCGCTGTTGTGGGGAGGTGTAAAGCGGAACAATCTCAGCAATACCGTTCTGTACCCAAGGATCGGCGCGTAACTTCTCAATCTTGCTTTCAAACGTTGACCATCCCGTAGGCGCAATTTCATCACTGATTGACTTGCTACTTAGTGTACGAAGTACATACGCCACCGGGTCTTGCTCTGGCGTTAATGCGGCCTCTATCTCTTGCTGCACGTCAGTAAAACGCTGCAGTGGCTCTGGCTGCGCCAGCCTCTCGCCTAGTGCGGCGATGGCTTCGCTGTGTCCATCCAAGTCTTTGTTTGAGTTTGAATATGGATGTGCTTTTATCAGCGCCTCCAGCGCTTGCTGCATCAGTTTACGGTCAGTCATACCCACCCCGCAGCACTTACAAACTCATCCCACGTCATGTCTATTACTTTGTCTTCTAAAATGATTATGGTCATTTTCATTCTCCTGGTATCGTTAGCCGATGTAGAGAATTATACACACTCCAAAAGCCTATGCAAGCCTATTCATTCCACCATGTGAGAAAACGCACATTGCTGCATCTCTTTCGTGTTGGTTGCTTTTTTTCTGCCAGCCAGTCAGCTTGTTAAAAGTCTCAGCGTCCAGCTTGCGGCCTTTATGCTTCGGGCTTATTCCGTGAGCGCTGATCTTCATTTCTTCACATATGGCGCATATTAAATTGCATATAGCGTCAACCTGCCCGACATTCCGGGCTATCTTCATGCGTGCAGCTTGGCTAGTGCCCCGGCTCCAAACTGGCGAAGTCAAGCGCGAATCCTCGAATATCACGCTTGTAACGGAAAAGCTAGGAAGCAGCGTTATTAGCTGTATTGGCGTCCAGGTGGTTAGCTTTGTAAGCTTTCCGTTCTCAAATATAGCTACGCCAGTGCTTGTACCGGGGTCAAGTCCGATTAGCATAGTAACGTCCAGTTTATCCTAGCCTTTGCTATTTCAATATATTCAGCTTCGCGTTCTATTCCAATAAAGTTAAATCCTTCCAGCATTGCAGCTTTTCCTGTACTTCCACTCCCCATAAACGGGTCAAGTACAGTTCCGTTTGGTGGCGTGACGAGACGGCATAGATAGCGCATCAGGTCGGTGGGCTTGACGGTGGGGTGGGTATTTTTCCGCATGGTAATGCTTCCCATGCTTCCATCGCGGCGACCAGACATACCGCCTGCAACGCCTGCAACGCCTGCAACGCCTGCAACGCCTTCATCGCGGTCTTTCGCGCTGGCCTTGGCGCAGTAGAAGAACCGCGCCTGTTCACCCAAAAACTCGCCGCCGTCGTGGATCAGGTTCGCGGGCCAGCGGCCGGCGTCAAGTTGTTTGATCTCACACGATCCGTGCAGCCCTGCACCATAGATGCCATTACCAGCCCCATCCGGCTTGCTGCCTTTGGCCGTGCCACCCTCCGTTCCAATCCGGCATCCGTCAATGTTCAGCGCCCCCGTACCATGTTCCAGCACGTTAGCGGCTACCGTCTTTTCACCGAGAGGCCTGCGGGCCACGGTGATCGGCTCCAGCGCGGGCTTTAACGCTGTTCCCCAGCCTGCCCACTGGCGGGCGGCGTCGGTGGCGGGGGCGTCGCCATCGACGAAACATCCGCCATTCTTCCTGGCTTCGTCGAGCCACGGGCGAGGCTCAAGAGTCCCGACGCTGCTGTTGGCCGTTACTGCCTTCCACCGCTTTTCCCGCTCCGCCCCCGCCGCCTTGTCGATGGCCTTGCTCACGTCCAGCGACTTCGGGAAGCCCGACCCGTACACCCAAGCAATCATGTCGCGGATCTCAAACCCAGCATCCTCAATCCGCACGGCCATGCGGTGTTGTGTCCGAGTGCCAGCAAACGCCAGCAAGTGCCCACCTGGTTTCAAAACGCGCAAGCACTCAGCCCATATTTCCTCACTGGGTACGTCATAATCCCATTTCTTACCCATAAATGACAAGCCATAGGGCGGGTCAGTGACAACAGAATCAACAGAGTTATCAGGCAAGTTTTTCAGGGCTTCAAGGCAATCGCTATGTATTAGCTTTGTTTGCATACTCATTTATCAGCTTAGTCACGCCAGCAGAAAAATTCCCGCCGCCGATCTTTTTCGCTTTTTCATGCGCTTTTTTTGAAATGTAGATATTCACGCGCTTTGCGTCTTCAATTGTTTTTGGCTTGCCGATTTTTTTAGTGTCCATAATCTCATTCTACACACTTACGCGGCAGGTTCAAGCCTTTTGTCCCAATCACACTCAAAAGAAAATGGAAGCCTGCCGAATATCTGCATTAGCTCGCGCTCCTTAGGGCTTAACGCGCAGCCTTTCGACATCTCTAAGCCAGCCCGATGACTTCGCACAGGCAAGAATGCTGGTTTTGACGCGTTCGGCAATGTCGCGCCCAAGTCGGGCTTCAATGTCTCGCAAGTAGTCCGCGACTTTATCTCTTTCCCCATCATGAAAATTCTCGACGGCGCAGCAGAAACGCTCAAAAGTCTCGGAGCGCTCATTCGTTTGCTGCCTCATAGGTTTCTGCGATGTATTCAATTATTTTTTGCGACGCAATAATATTTTGAGACAAGAAAGCAAGCGCCATCTGTCTGTTTTTCATAATAAGCTCTGGCAGTTTGCGCCCGGCTTCTTGTATTTTTAGTACATCTTCACTGTAGTCTTTCATTAACTTATTCCTTTGCAGCGTTTTTGTTTGCCATCGAAATTAAACATTGTGCGCGAATATCTGCCAACAAGTTTGCTGTTATTCCATGCCTATCCATAACTTCAAACGCCGAGCGCATCATGCTTTCAAACAATTCAATATCGCTTTGTCTCGCAACGACCGGGTGACGATAGCGGTTGATATACCCGCAGTGTTGGCAACGGGTTTCTGTTGTTGCCATTTCCATTTCTGCCATTTCTTGCAACGTTTCGCCAAGCCACTTGCTCATAGGTTTATCGTTATAAGTGTTCATAATTTTCTCGCTCCTTTTTCCTTTTCACATAACACTACGTTCCTGCGGATTCGCTACGCTCACCGCTGAACTTATCCGTTAGAACTTTATGAACCATCGTTATGCCGTTCTTTTCCATAAAACGCCTCCTCAAGAGCTTCTCGCATTGTTTGAGGATTATTTTTATTCTTTCCACGATCAAAAATTTCTTCTTTGTTATTCATTTGAGAATCTTGGTGCATTTTCTTTGCTTGAAATAATGCACACTGACAAAAGCAAAAAACCGTGGAGGGTTCAGGTGCAAACTCAATACGTCCTAGCTGTTGCTGACATGTCAAATGTTGATAATGTGCCAATTGGTTTTCTTTCATAAAAATTCCTTTTCTAACCCATCGTTCCAGCGGATGCTTCGCCCCGCTGAACTTCTTTGTTAGGGCTGTTAAATGACGCCACTTGGGGGCTTTCTAAAAAAATGGTGGCTACCAGTAGCAATATATTTATTAGCGACGGCACCATCAGGACTTGCGCTTCTAGCCCAAAATAGCCTAACGCCCCTGCTAAAACAAATAGCAATACAGCAACCAGAGCGGTTGCTACAGGCACTAGCACTGCTATTACTTTTAGTTCTTCTATTGTTTGCATTTTCCCTACTCCAGCACCCTTGGCTCCGCTGGGACGAACCAACAGGCACTTGGGTTAATCGCATCAATTCGCTTCGGTACTGCGCAAAGTGCAAAACAACAAAAGTCATCACTCCACTTAAAAAAGAAGTTACCGGCTGGCGCTGTATGAACTGTCATAGCTTCTTTCATAACGAAAAACTCGCTTGTATCCAATCACTCAAAAAAAGGGTCAACAAAAATGAACGCTATTAACCCTAACCCATCGTTCCAGCGGATGCTTCGCACCGCTGAACTTATCCGTGAGAAGACGTACCA